AAACTGCCGTTTGATGTTTTCGAGCGGAAGTGTTGCCGCCTGCTGCAAAGCAAGTATTGCGGATGTGTTCGTGGGCTTCACATCGCCGAGCGCCGCGTCCGTAGCACCGAGGCATTCCTTTGTATTGGTCAGCGCAAGCTGCAAAACGTCCAGCATGCCCGACTGCATGGCTCCGGGCGATATGATCCTTACAACATCTCCGACCGGACCGTCCACGCGTATCGCCTCTCCGACCTTGTTTGACCACTCGTCGATAAGCGTACCGTCATAGATGACCTTGGAAAACGCCGTGTCCATCATGTGCTTCATTACCATGGCAAAGCCTTTGTTCAGAAATATCTGATTTTCGATAAGTCCGGTAGCCACCGCCTCGCCGTGCCAGGAATTCTTGACCTTTGTCCAGTTGAAAACGCATATCGGATAAAGCGTAAGCCCCGTGTCCGTCGTGTCGGTCAGCACTGCGCTCCGCACCGATTTTCTGAAAAGCACATGCCCGTTTTCATCCTTCCAGAGCCGGATAAGTGAAATGCATTTGGTGCTTTCGATCTCTTTTTTCGCCATGTCGCCGCTTTGCGTCGTGTTGTCGGAATCCGGTACGATTTTCCGGACGACATCCTCTGACAATCCCGCTTTTCTTGCTGCTTTCTGAAGCTCGGAAACGTTTTCCCGCATCGAAATGAGGATGTATGGCTGCTTTTGCGGGTCGCGCATGTTCGGGTCGCCGAAAAACACATTTGTGTTGTCAACAAGCACCGTGCGGAAATCGCCCGAATACGGCTGCCCGGTCCGTACCGACTTGTCCCAGTAGGTGTATGCAATTGCGTCGCCCGATATTGCCCCGTCGGTCAGCGCGTCAAGGAGCAGGCTGTCCATTTTCAGCTTCTCCCACCGTGTCCGGCAGATACCGTTCAGCAGCTCCGCATATGCCGCCGCCTCGTCCGCACTTATGGCGTTTCCGCTTCCGAACGGAGACGCATAGCTGAACCGCATACTCACCGAGCTTGAAAGCAGGTTGGACGTGTAATAGTTGATAATGCGCTTGAAAATATTGAATGTGGGCTTGGGCAGTCCGTTTGAATTGATGCCCTCCCACTGGTCACCGCGGTAGAAGCGTTCGTTTGAAGCGACTTTGTTGTAAAGATCAAGAGAATAATTGTATTCCTTGCCTTTTTCATAAAGCTCCCACTCCTCGGTGTACTGTTCCTTTTGTTTCACATTTTCCTCCCGTTAATAATTGATGAATTGGTGATATCCGTCCTCCTCACGCGGTCTTTCAAATGACCATACCTTGGAGGTGAAACGCCCGGGCTTGATTTCCGTTTTCGGCGTACGCGACATAAGACCGTACCTCAGCGCTTCCGGCGCATGCGTCAGCTCGTGCGGCTCGGACGCCGCGTCTTCTCTTATATGTTCGTCGAACCTGAGTTGCGGCAGGGTACGCAGCAGATTTTCACAGCATCTGAAAATGATAAGCCCCGGCTTAGAAGGCTCGCTGCCGTTAAGGTATTCTCTCACGACACGCCAGCCCGCAATCCTCGAATTGTCAGCCTTTCGAAGCCCTCGCAGTCCCGCCTCGCACATGATGTCAAAGCCGCTTCTGCCGCTGTCCTGTCGTCTGCTCCAAAGGTCCGGGCTTGCGACGGTGTAACGTATTTTCTCGTCCTTCGGCGTCAGCGACAGTATTTTTTTCGCCGCCTCCGAAAGGATAAGCCCGTTTTGATAAAGCTCTCTGTAAACATATACGTTTTTTTCGGGAGAAAGCGCCATCCAGAGACACGCCGTCATGTCAAGCCCGTAATCCAATGCACGGAAACGCAGCCAGTCAGACGGTATGTCGAATCCGGCGGTGACGTGCCTTTCCTCGTCGAATTCAGGAAAGAATGCTCCCTCAAAAGCGTTCCAGTCGCCGTAAAGCATCGCCCTGCGCCGTATTTCCGGCAATGCCTCAAGCGTTTTTACGTAATCCGGATCGTTTTTCATAAGGAATGCGTTGTCATAGACAAGGCTTTTTATGAAAACGTAGTTTTCCGGGTCCTCGCTTCCGCGGTATATCCTGTCTACAAAAAGCCGCTTTACCCAGTCATTTCCCACTCCGCCCGGGTTGCAGGACAGATACATTCTCGGCTTGAAAGCGCATTTCATCATGCCGGAGGAGCGGTTGCATTCCGTAAGGCATTGAAACTGAAAATAGGTGAAATGCGTCGCTTCCTCCAGTCCGATTACATCATAGGACTGCCCCTGATACTGCAAAACATCGTTTTCCGCGTCGCAATATCCCAGCCTGATTCTCGCACCGTTCGGAAAAAGGAATTCACGTCCGGATTCCCTGTATTCCGCAAAGCCGTCAAGCAGCTGTCTCATGGGTAAAATGTGGTTTTCCCTCAGCTCTCCCAGCGTGCGTCTCAGAAGTAATATGTTTATTCCCGGGTAGCGTATCGCAAGCAATATCAGCTTAGTCCTCATAGCCCAGCTTTTACCGCCGCCTCGTGCACCGCCGTAGGCGGTATACTTGGCTTTTGATTCAAAAAACTGCGTCTGTTTCGGATTCGGCTCAAGTCTGCAAATGTGTTCCGTGTCGTTCACCTCCGTTTCGTCATGATTATTCGCTCCATTTTTCCGCTTCTCCCTGCAATATCAGGGTATTTGAAGTGACCTGAGGCTCCGGCTCCGCTCTGTCGCGATAACCGTGATTATTCTTGAAATCAAAGGACAAAACCGCTGCGGGTATCTTACCTCTGAATGCAAGCTGCTTCTTTATTGCCGCAATTCTTGACTTCGCAAGCGCAACCTCGCGTCCGCATTCCTCAGACATTTCAAGCGCTGTCAGCTCATCCCGCGTTATGCCGAGATAAACGGCAAAGGATTCGATGTCTGCGACCTCACCCTCGTTTTCGGGCAGGTAAATATTGAAGTAGTCGCGGATTTTCTGCCTAAGCGTGATTTTCTTCAT